AATCGCACACTCTTTTTCATGCGCTTCGAGTTCCATCTGGGTTTTGAGTACGGGTTCCATCGCCATCTTCATCAGTCGGCGTCAGCGATTGTCAATGTACCGGCTGCGACCTGACGCTGGATTTCGTCGTAGTGGCGGTTGCCAGCTTGCTGGGGCACAGTAACCGTTTCACCGTCTATCACGACAGTTAGGCGTCGTAGTGTGCCGCCATTGATTTCGTCATTTTCGTATTGGGCTGAAGTGATGTTCATATCATCCATAATTACAACTCCGCATCTGCTTTCGCTGAGGAAACTGAAATTTGCTGTTGGTTTCCGTACCACCTAAAACAGTGTTCGTTAGAATAATCAGACTGTAATCCACCGGCATCAAAAGTGGAAGTTACTGTCGGGTCTGTTCTCATTTGCACATGAAATGATTGAGTACATACGCTTCTAGTAGAACCGTAGTAAGCACCTAGCGGGTTATCACTACCATCCCAATTAATCTCAAAATAGTACCTCTGACATCTACGCAACTCATCGCCATACGACCGATGCTCAAACGGCGTGGCCTGTTCACCGACCTCAAGCTGGATGCCTGTGATGTACCATTCGTTGCTGGTGCTGTCTGCTAGATTGACCTGCGAAGAACTAACACGGTTGGCGTCAGTTTTAGATGCCCAGCCGCTAGAGAAAGTACCGCTGGTAAGGTCTGTTCCTGCTACTAACCACCAAATTAAGTCCATTGAAAGATTAGAGTCGTTTGTAAAGGCACCTGACGTATCTCCAGCAAATGTGACAGACTTGTACTCCCATGTGTCCGCAGAAGATACCGTGTACGTCTTTGAAAATACTCTAGTGTTATCCCTGTCGAACATCTCTAGAGTGTATGTTCCTGTTTTATTAGTGCGAACATAGAATGAAACAGTTACGCTTTTTGCATCAGAGGTACCTTTTGCAAGCGATTGCAAGTTTTGACCTTCAAACCTCTGCATAAACTGGATGTTGCTGTCTGACGCCAGTGTAGACTTGGCCGTCGTGCAGTCCATCTTATACGAGTTGGAAAATCCGTTAGGGCTTGTGGTGCTTTGAGATACCGTCCATGTGCCGGAGTCGTACATTCCCAGCTTAAATCTATCAGGGCCGTTTGCGTACTGACTACTTGTGATTCCAGTCTCACTCGTACCCCGCTGCGCCACCTGCATCGCACCGTTGATAATCAGGTTCCTGTTCGACAACGCCGTCTGCGAACCAATCAGTGCGGCGAGTTCTGCTGCCTTACTCATGCGAGGTCTCCTGTTGCTGAACCACCAATATAACCTGCATCTGACTGAACATTAGCGTTACTAAATACTTGATAGCTGTGGCCAGTGGTAGTGTGTCCTCCGCCAGTACAGACTGCGTGATACTGATTGCTAGATGCCACTTGAAGATAAGCCGCTGTAGACATGTTGTTTGTAAAAGATACAGAGTAGTTTCCGGTGCCATTATCCGTAAATGAAGCTATGTTAAAGCTGTCTGCTATATGATTGCTTGCAGCAGTTCCATTTGCCTCGTGCCATGCCTTCACCGTACCCTCTGCGACATACGACACGCCAATGCTGTTGTTCCCGCTGGCATCCTTCAGGGTGTTTACTCTCAGTTCACTAGCCATTATGCGAGGTCTCCGTTGACTGATACTCCAGCGTTTGACTCAATGTCGTAACTAGTCCATACACCGTTAAGATCAACATACCCAGAATCTATCTCAGCAGCACTTGCGGCTAAACTTTCGCAAGCTACAATCCGGTGATTATTAGCACCACTAGTATGCGAAAATGTAATAGAGCAAACTACTGAGTAATTGTTTGCTTCCATGTTGTTGGTGTAGTTCAAGCCGTATTCGCCTGTTCCATCATCATCTAGAGACGAAACATTTAAGCTGTCGCTTAGTGATGCGCCAGACGCCGTAATATGCGCCCAGACTTTTGCCATGCCTCGTTGCAACTGCATCGTGGCACTGCCGCCCTCGCTGGTAATCGTGATATCACCTGCGCTGGTTACACCCTGCATTTCATCGACTTTGAGTATGCTTGCCATTATGCTAGGTCTCCGTCAATAATAGTAGACAAGTAAGACAAGTCCTCCGCCCCATAGTTATTGTTATTATGGCTGGATACTCTTAGGTAAGAAGTTGTTAGAGGCGTTGTTGAACCTCGCACAAAGCCGATGCCGCCTGTGTTTTCATCAGAAGCGTAACCATCGCCAAACCCGGAAAAACCGCCAACAGAGAAATCATCATTTGCCATAGAATTTGTAAAATTCAATGTAAAATCTCCGGTAGCGTTGTCAGTAACGCTGCTTACATTAAAACTGCCCCGTATTGTAACTCCGCCACCGTTAAAATTGATATAGGCTTTATTGGCACTCTGCTTCGTCAGCCCTACCGGCCCTGTACCCGCCTTGTCAGCAATCGTGTCTACATTCAATACGCTGGTCATACGATGCTCCAATATCCATTAACAGTGACGGTGGCATTGTCCTGCGTAATCGGGCCAGCCGACACACCGTTCTCGTCGCTGTCGATTGTAATGTCAGCAGAGATGGTCTGACCGTTCAAACGGATGATGCTGTTGTTGCCCTTGAATGGGTAACGTGTGTCTGCTTGCGACTTGGTGTACGAGTCAGCAACACCGAAGACATCGTATACAACCATCTCAACTACGTCATTCAAGGATGCCCCAGTGACAAGCACGACAGTCGTACCCGTTGTGGCTGTGTAGTCCGTACCGGGCTTCAAGAGAACACCGTTCTGGTACACGTCCATGTACAGGCTGTCTGTGTAAGTCAGCGTCTTTGAGTCAGCGTCACTGCCGCTAAACGATGTCTGTCCTGCCGTAGCCTGATAGACATAGCGGTTGCGGACAGCGAAGTTGGATGATTTACCGATGTAAGCCATAGCTGTTCCTTAAATGCTCTGTGCGTCTACAAACGTCTCGTAAGCAGTCTTGACAGTCGCAGTCCACACGGCGTTGCACACAGCCTGTACGCTGGCATCTTCGCCAGAGATATCTGTATCACCCCACGTGTCGCCGGACTTAGTGCGGGGGTGCAGGACATGTCGGTGATAGGTACGGCTGATTTCGTCGCTGCCGTCCATGATAATACGTGCCTTGCGTACCTGTACTGCCTTGTATGGGCCTCGTACTTCGCAGTCGTATTCAAATGTTTCTGTCAGTGCCATTGTTTACTCCTGTGTTTACCGTCGCTTGGCTGCGACCTGTCCAACCCCTACCGGCTGGTGGGGTTAACTTGTTACATAAGTCGCAGCAAAAAATTGGTTTTCAGTGCTGCTACTTGTTCCGCTAAATACCCATCTGATAACTGACGTGCCAGCATCTAATCGTTCCTTACGGGCTGTGTGGGAGTTGTGAGAAACACTACATGAAGCCGACGATGAGGAAGCTACTGCAAAAGGTAATCCACCAAGCTGCATTGTTGTGCCGTCATTTCGTGCCTCAATTTTGCCAGTGATATGAACAATATTGCCAACCTTTACATATTGGCATCCGGCATTTACCTCTTCAGGGCTGCCGCCGGGATAACCCGAGTCATATGTCGGCGTCCATGTGCCTTCTTCATAATCATCCAGCGCATTAGCACTACCCGAACCACCAAGCTGGATTTTGGTAGGCGTCAAAGAGTCTACAGAACCAATGCCGGTTCCTGTGATTTGGGTAAGTGCCATTGCCTGTTATCCTTATGCGTAGGGAGAGTCGCCAAGTACGCTTGTATCCCAAGCTGCCTTGAGTGCTGCAATGTCAGATGCGTTAGTGATTGCCGAAGCTGCCGGTGCATTACGCAGGGCAGTCTTAGCATTCACCGATGCAGTCTTCGCTGCGCTGTCGTCAGCCTCAAGGGCTTTCATGTAAGTCACGTCTTCTGCTGCAAGCAGCGGCGCACGTACTTCACGAATCTTGTCCTTGAAAATCTCTTTGGCCTTCGTCATGTCCTCAGAGATGACGCTTCCTGACAGAGACCATGCACCACGAAAGTGACGGTCAGATGGAACGGTAGCCGTGGAAGCGTCAATCTGGTTCCCGTCCTTGTCTACGATGTAGGTTGTTACAGCCATAGTTTACTCCTTATGCTGCTAGGTCTAAGTCGTCGGAGATGCGCCATGCGTTGCGCCACTCACGAGTTGCTGGCAACTGCTCCTTACGGCAGATTACCATCTTCGGGCGGTTGCCCTCGTCCCACGTCTGCCATACAGACTGTGGTACATCCTTCATAATCAGGTATTCAATCGCCTGTTCTTCTGTCATAGCGTCAACAGGCGGGGTGTCGTGCAACAGGTAGCCACGAGTGTGCTTCGTGAAGCCCTCTTCGGCCTCGTCCTTTGCAAGTTCGTGGTAGACCCACACGGGCGGTAGGATGCCACCCTGCAACGCACACGCCATCCAGTTAGGGTCAGGTACGAGTATCTTTGCACACTCGTCGATGCTATCTTCGTACACGACACGGTAGTCTGACTGCACACCATCGAGGTTTTCTTTGGCCCAGCAGAGCCTGTCCCATAGATGTGTGCCGGTAAAGTCAGGGGTAGTCGTCATGCAAGGTCTCCGAATACTTGAACACAGTTAGCGTCGTTGTCTACTGCTGCTGCATTACTACTGCCGTTAGAAGCGTATGCTGTGTCTATTGCTAACGTACCTGTTGCGAAAGCGTTAGAACGAGCATTGGGGATTCCATTATCGGTGATTCGTAACCCAACAAAGTTACCGGCTCTATTGCTATTAAAGTCCGTCAAACATACAGCAGACGGAGAATAGTTTGCGTCATTCATAGAAGAGGTGTACGAAATAGTAAATTTGCCAGTAGCATCATCTGCCACAGAACTTACGTTTGTAGATGACCTCACTACGGCAGAAGCGTGGTCATAGTTAGTGACCATCTTCGCACTACCCTCGACAACATAATTCGTAGCCAGCGAACCCGCAGTCGAGTGCGTCAGGGTATCTGCTTTGAGTGTACCGAAGCTAGGCATTAGTCATCATCCCCCAAAACAGCGTCCAAATCTGTAAATACACTTGCATCAAGATTTGTTTGCAAGAATGTAGCAATGACTGAAGTATCTTGCCTATCGGATGCAGATACGGATGATAAATCTACCCAAGTGCTACACGTTACAGAGTTTGTGTCTGTACCATAAATCCACTCAACTAAAGACTGCGTCATCGTTTGAGGTGTAATTTTAGACACTAAGATTTGATTAGACATAATTTTTACCCTTAACCAGTAGTCGGTGCTGAAACAACCATTGTAGCCACACTAAAATTGATAGCCCCGCTATGGTTATGGTTTACCGTCAAGTTGCCACTAGATGCAGCAAATGTGAAAGTGGCGGTGTTGCCTCCATATGTATTTGTGAACAACACCGTCGCAGCATTCCAGCCGTGCGTTACTAGAAAAGTGTACTGAATGTCCGCAACACCTGAAGCCGGTAGTATAGAAATTAGAGTTATGCTGCCGCCGTAACCATTTACAAGCTGTGTGGTAGTGCTGGCGGGAACATTTATACGAGAACGGCCAATGGTGATGTTATTGTTAATAGAAGAAACTTTACCCGTATGTGATGTTCCGTTTGAGCCAAAAAGAGCAAGAATGCCGCTACTAGGGCTGTCTTTTTTTACATCTAAAGGAACAGATGGGTCACTAGTTCCAATTCCTACTGTTCCATCACTTTTAATTCTCATACGTTCAGTGTCATTAGTCTTAAAACGTATGATTCCACTATCTTTGTTAGCAATCTCAAAGTCTGGAGCAAATGTGGCAGCAGTGTAGCCGATATTTACACCGTTGGTTACACCAGCATCTCCACTGTCAAAAGTAATTCGAGCCATTGGGTTGGCAAGGCCAGTGTCACGAATAGTGAGCAAGGCGTCATTCTTTGCGGTACCATTGATAGCAACCTTGCCCGTGCCATCCGGGTCGAGGGTGATGTCACCGTTGGTGGAGACGCTGCTGATTTTGTCTGTCTTTACTTCACTCATGCGAGGTCTCCCGTGGCTATGCTATAGTTCTCGTAGTCAGTCATAACCATATTGCCACTACTGTTCACATAGCCCGTGTTGTTTTCGTATTGACTAGCAGAGTTTGCACCAGATGACTGGACAGGCGCACTATCGCCGCTATCAACAGTATTGTTGTTGTTATTACACGCCGATGGAAAGTCAGATGCAGACATACTGTTCGTCAGATTCGGCTGATTATTACCTGTACCTACATCAGTCAACGAAGCAATATTGAACGACGACGTAATCGACGCATTGTTCGCAGGAGCCTGACAGAACGCCTTGATGGCGGTCTGTTTGGTCAGCGTAGCCGCACCGCCGCTGGTGCTTTGGATGGTATCTGCCTTCAACGTACTCATAGCGTCACCAATGTCCCG